AGTCTTTGTATGCAAGCGTTAAAAAAAAATATGAATGTTGCTTATATCGATTGTGAACATTCCCTCTCTCGTCAATTAGTCAGAGATATGGGCAAAGAGGTGGATATCAACCCCGATAAAATTGATTTGATACAATGTTATGTAGGTGATGATAATCTTGATGCTGGGGAAATTTTGATGAAAAGCGGAGAATTAGATGTTTTGGTAATAGACAGTGTTACAGCGCTTCTGCCAAAATCAATGGCCGAAGGAGAGATAGGTGATAATACAATTGGATTACTGGCTAGACTTATGTCAAAGGCATGTTTGAAATTGACTCCAATAGCAAGTTATACCAATACATTACTTATTTTTATTAACCAAATTAGGATGGATGTTAATAGATGGGGCGATTCTAGAGTCCCTACAGGCGGACAGGCACTTTCTTTTTATAGCACAGGCCGTGTGAAAATCGAGGGGGGTGAATCTAAAAATTCAAAAATAGTTAATGAAGATGGCCTTGTTGTAGGACATAAATGTAATTTTACTGTTATTAAAAATAAGTTGTCAGCGCCTTGGCGAACAGCTAATATAGAGCTAATTTATGGGAGGGGATATGATTTTATTATGGAAGTAGTAGATTTAGCTATTCAATTTGGAGTAATAGAACAAGCTGGGGCTTGGTTTAATTATGATGGTGAAAAATATCAAGGAAAGCGTAGTTTAATAGATTTATTTAAAGAAAATAACGGTGTTTATGAGAAAGTCAGAGGCTCTGTTAAGGAAACATTGGGTTTGTAATGAGCGAATTATCAGATAAATCATATAATTTGCTTAAAGAATTGTTTCCGCATAATGTAATTCTGAAAGAGCATTATATAAATTATAAAGGAAATAGATTATTTTTTGATTTTTATATTAAAGATTTATCTATACTGTTAGAATGTCAAGGAAGACAACATGAAAAATTTGTTAAACATTTTCATCAAGATAGAGATGGGTTTTTTAAGTCTAAAAAAAGAGACAACCTAAAAGTAGAATATACTGAAGTAAATAGAATACCATTTGTTACGATATATTATAATGAAAAGATAGATAAAGATATATTATTAAGAAAAATAATAAAAGCGCAAAGTGAGGCTTTAAAAAATGGCAGAAATAATATTAAAAGGTAAGAAAGACGATATTTTAGATAAGGATTGTGCAGACTTTGTTCCCTTAGAAGACGGAACTATCCATGGAGAAAAGAAATATTGTAATTTATCTTTGGAATGTCGGCAAATAGGAATGAAATCGGATTATGTAGAATTTTTTGATCCTAAAACCGGCGAACTTATAGGCCATGATTATTTTTGTACTGGTAAGAGTCCTATTTTTGAAGAAAGAATGATAGATGAGGAAGCTAGGTAATTATGGACAAAGTAAACGAATATCTAAATAAGAAGGCGAAGAAATTAATGGTTTATAAAATGCCAAGAAACGAAAGTTTAATGGAAGAAATTTTTAATTATGATCCGCGAACGTTAGACTCTACCAGTAGTGAAAATATTAGTAGGTATGCTATAGGCATATCCCAATTTTTGATTTATTTTGTTTCAGAAGTAAATAAGACTAAAGTTCTGTTGATGCAAAAGAAAAGATTTGTAGAAATGTCTATAGAACAGTCTGATATTGTTAAAAACAGATTAACTAAAGCTGAGTATAAAAGAAAAGTTATTGATTCTAGTGAAGAACTTAAACAGGTTGAACTGGATATAGAAGCTCTTGAACAAGAGATAATTATGACTGAGGATCTGAGTCATTGTTATATAGAGCTTATAAACACATTTAAGCGTGAATTAGGGCGTAGAGACAACGAATTAAAATTTGCGCGGGATGAAAGAAGGATGTAGGGCATTAAAATTTTAAAAGGAGGTTCTCAACATGGCAGAAGGAACGGTAAAGTGGTTTAGCGATAAAAAGGGATACGGATTTATTGAACAGGAAGATGGCACAGATGTATTTGTTCATCATACTGGAATAAATGGCGAAGGTTTTAAATCTCTTAGAGAAGGCGACCAAGTAAGTTTTGACGTAGAAGAAGGCCAGAAAGGCCCAGCCGCAGTTAATGTAGATGTGGTTTAGTAAATAATTATATTAAAGGAGATGGCAATGAGTGAAGCTGTAAAAGACGAATTTTGTCAGGCTGTGTATGAACGAGCGTTACTTTCTTATTGTTTTAGAAACATAGATAATTATTATACTATAGTTTCTCAGATATCAGAACAAGATTTTTTAAGGCCGGAGCATAAGTTAATCTATATTATATTAGGAACATTGGCAAAAACTAATATATCAAAGTTTGATGGTTCTATGGTAACTAATGAGGCTCAAAAAAATGGAGTTTTGCAACAAATAGGAAGTTATGATTATGTAAGTGCTATAATGGGGCTAGATCTAGAGGAAAGCAATATTTCTTATTATATTGATAAAGTTTTAGATAACAGTACTAAATATCAATTATATAACAAGCTTAGTTCTAATTTAAATTTATTGAAAGAAAAAGCTAAAGATGACAACGTTACTTCATTTGATTTATTAGGCAAGACAACCAACGATGTAATGGCCTTGTCTATGAAATCTAAATCTGTTAAAGAAGCAAGAAATTTAGCTGACGGCATAGATGAATATATAAACGAACGTAGAGATAATCCAATAGAGTATTGCGGAATAAGTACAGGATTTACTATTCTTGATAAAAGAATTGATGGTATGATTCCAGGTACTTTAAGCATTGTATGTGCAAGACCAAAACACGGTAAAAGTACTTTTTTATCTACTGTGGCTGCATATGTAGCTTATGAATTATCAGAACCAGTTTTATATATTGATACAGAAATGCCGTTTGAACAGTGGCGAGATAGAGTTATAGCTATGATGTCTGGGGTTCCAGAAAGACGTGTTAAACACGGTGGATACAGTGACCAAGAAAGTTATAATATTGACCAAGCTGTAGAAACAATAAAAAAAGGCAAGTTTTTTCACGAGTATATGCCCGGTTATACTATAGATAAACTTGTTGCCATTTACAAAAAATACAAACATATTGAAGGAATAAAGTTAGGTGTATTTGATTATATAAAAGCACCTCCTGGCGCTGATTTTAGAAATAAAAAGGAATATCAGTTACTAGGGGATGTTACCACAATATTAAAAGATTTGGCAGGTGAATTGGATATACCAGTTTTTGCTGCAAATCAAATTAATAGACAACAAGATATTGCAGACAGTGATAGGATTTTAAGATACGCGGATGTTTTAATGTTTCTTAAACCAAAGACACCTGAAGAAATGCAGCAGGCAGGGATAAGTGGTGGTACTTATAAATTAGTTATTACAGACAGTAGACGAGGGGGAACTACACCTATAGAAGGCATAGGATTTAATTTTTATAAAAGATCTTTACAAATGAGCGAAGCTGAGGTCCAATTAATAGATTATGAATCTAATGAATACAAGGAACGAGAAAATTTTGATTATGATACAAATGAATCAAGTGAGAATGATATAGATGAATTATAATGAAGCGAATAATTTTTCTGATAAAGAAGAGTTTAGATATAAACTACATTTGCTTAAGGATGCGATTGATGTAGACACTTTACTTAGGTTACTTGGGTTTAACATATCTAAAAGCACTTCAAAAGAAGTAAGAGCACCGTGTCGGGTTCATGGCGGGGATAATAAAACTTCTTTTAGGATGGATAAGCAGACTAAAAATTGGATATGTTTTTCTCATGGGTGTCATGAAGAAATTGGGTATGATGTTATATCTTTAGTAATGCACATACTTAATTTGAATTTTAGTGATGCTGTAAAATATTTAGAAAGTATAACTGGAATTAATATTAGTGACGAGTCTAGTTATTTAGAATTTAAAAGAGCTAAGGATAGACAGGAAGTAGTACAACATGCTAGTAAATATGAGCTGCCTCCTAAACATGTTAATGAAGAATATTTGAGAAACTTTAAAAAATTTAGATCTAATTATTTTGAAAAAGAGGGATTTACTAAAGAAGTTTTAGACGAGTTCGAAATTGGAGGCGGATTTGTAGACAAATACGGTTTCCAAAGAGACGTTGTTCCTATAAGAAATAAAGAAGACAAATTAGTTGCTTATAGTTGTAGAGATATAACAGGGAAAGCTGATGAAGATTATAAATATTTGTTGACTGAAGGTTTTGAAAAAGATATAGTGCTTTATAATTTATATAGAGCAAAAAATTATATTGGTAAGTCTAAAACAATAATTGTTGTAGAAGGATTTAAGTCTGTTTGGAAATTATATATGGCTGGATATAAAAATGTTGTAGCATGTATGGGCAGTAATATAACTCATGGTCAGCAACATTTATTGTATAGTACAGTTTTTACAGTTATGACATTATTTGATGGAGATACAGCTGGTATAAAAGGTACTTTGAATGCTGTAAAAAATATGAGTAACAAGATAAGTTTGATACCTTTGTTTTTACCTTATGATGGTAAAGACCCAGCTGATTGTTCTGTTGATGAATTAAAAGATATTATAGGTATTATAAAATAAGGAGGCTAATATGCCAAAGAAAAAAGTTGAAAAGAAAAAGAAAGAAAAAAAAGAAAAGAAAGTTGATATGTTGAAGATAATTGGTACTCCAACTATGATGCTTTTACCGGCTAGAAATTATAAATTTAAGGTTTATCCAGAAGAATATGATATTACAATACCTAGGAAAGGATTTTATAAGGATCTTGATGATGAGATGTATTCAGAAGAAGACGGAGAATTTAATATATTAGATAATGATATATTATATATGCCTTCTATTTCTAAAATATTGTTTGCTACTTCTAAATATCCAGATTTAAAAGATAATCAGGCTTTTACTCCTATAGCTTTAGTTATAGAAGGAGATGAAGTGCGAATTATAGGAA